CCATCATATTTGTATCCTAATGCTAATTTACCAGTTGCAAAAAATTTAACAATATATTGAACTAAAGCTTCATCTCCATCAAATTTTGCAGCAGCCGCTAATACTCCTCCTACTATACCTCCTGTTGGTTTTGGTTGGGGGTTAGAGGAATATGAAGTATTTCCTGCTGTTTCTGGGTCTCCAGGTTCAAGTTTAGGAGCAAATCTATCTACAATTCCCTTATTCCACTTAGAGAACATTGTTGCTTCTGTTCCTTTAACATATCCTCCAGCTGTTGCTCCTACAGTAACCATACTTGCATATTCTGGGGTGATCGCTGTTTTTAGATCTATGTTACGTACAAAAGTAGAATAATTTTTTGGGCTTATAGTTCCATCTCCATATCCGTATAACATTAAAGTATAATCTTGGGATGGTTTAAGTTTTTCAGAATAACTACTATCTATAATTTTTATTGAATTGTCATCTTCATCTACTATAGGTTCTAAGTTATTTACTCCACCCAATGAAACATTTAATGCATCACATATAGATGATAAAAATGATTGTAAATTTAAATTACCATCATTATCTAAATTACCATCTAATGCTGTTTGAATAGTGGCAAAACTAACATATATATTCATGGGCCAAGCATACCCTTTGTCTGAGTGGTGCCATCCGGCTAATTGGTTGAAAGCATCAATTTCATTATTGGGACCTATTTCTCCATTTACAACACATACTCTAGGATCAAGGGATATTTGGCCAGGGAAATAATACATTTTATTTTTCCAAGTATTAAAATCTATGTCTATAAGTGGTGGGTTTGGAGAATTACCTTTTGATATTTTAGGTAAAACAAAATTTCTAATAAATTGTAGAAGATATCCAAATCTCATATAAAATCCTAAATCTAATGGAATTTCAGGCATTTCCTCTTCTCCATTATTGTAGTAAAAATATACTACATCTGTTTTCTTTTGATTAGTATCTGCTGGGTCAAATGTTATGGTTTCATCTCCTAGTTCAATCTCAAGAGGTTGAGTAGCAGGTTTTATAAATGCTCCTATTGGAAAAGATGTTCCATTAATACTATATGTTATTCCTCCTGATGGGGTTTGTGTTTGTTTGAAAAATATTTTTTGAACAAATAAATGAGCGGCTATTTTGTTTCTTAAAGGTGATGGATCATTTGTTTCTTTTTCTTCAGTATTCTCTTCTTCTGTTGTTGAAGTTTGAGCTTGAATTACTTGATCTATAAAACCAAATTCTTTTTTACCGGGAGATATGTTGATTTTAAGTGATTCAACTATGTCTCCTAAACTTATCAGAGATAATGTTATATCATATGAACCATCTTGAGCAAATGACCATTCAAAATTTACTACTCTGGCTAACAATGAATCGTAATTTCCAGATTTATCTTTTCTCCAACCTTCTAGCCTTTTAAGGATTTGAAGTGGGGATTCTTTTTCTAAATTATTTGAGAAAAAACCACCATCAGCCTCTATAAAAGTATAACCCATCTGCTCTAAATTTTCAGTTTTATTTGATCTATAAACTGAGTTTCCCCATTCTAATAGTACTGTATATCCTAAACGAAGATATAGAATATCTATAATATCAAATTGAGTTTTGCTGTATACTTTAAGTTTTATTGTGGCTTTTTTAATAGAACCTCTGTTTAAACATTTTATATCTACACTTTCAATACCAGGCATAGGAACTAAACCAAAGTCTAATTCTTTAGAGTCACCTGAAATATTATATATTCCATTCTTTCCTAGGAGTCCTGTTCTTTGTTGTAAAGGAGAATCTACACTTGTAAAACTAGATACACCACCAAATAAAATAAAATCTTTAGCTAATTTATCTCCCCATCCAAAATGAGATAATCCAGCATCTCTCATTCTTTGTTCAGAAACATCAACACCAGAAGCTAATTTTACCCAAGCTGTATTGGAGTTTAATAAAGTAACATCTTGGATACTTCTTTTATCAATTGCTCCAGAACCATGTGTTTCTTGACGTAAATTAATTTGTTTAGCTACATAGTCTCTAAATGGTTCCCCTATTATATTATTGTTCATAACATTTATTTATTTAAACTATCAAATTGGTTTAAAATAGTTCCTACTCTACTATAAGCCGGTATTCTAATTTGTGCCCCTGGGTCAGGATATAATGAGTCTGGTGAGGAAATATTTAAATTAGCTCTAGCTATTATCCACCATAACTGAGGATTCCCGTAATATGATAACGCTAATGAATCATACCTATCACCTCTTGTAGTATACACATAAGTATCTGTAAAATCAACTTTTATTTCAGGGTATTTTACATTTATGTATCTTCTTTTTTGATTTGAAGGGGTTGTTATAATTGGTATGTTTGAATAACGAGCCATATTTTACTATTGGTTTATAAATTGATTTATTGACCCACTATGATTGAATTGTGGTCTAAATTTCTGGATTGGGTGGAAAGAAATTCCTGATACTCTAATATAAAATGGCAATGCGTTTCCTTTTTCAATTTCCCAAGGTGATTCTTCTACAATTTCATATGTAATTCCATCCATTACTCCCCATTCTCCAGATACATAGTTTCCTACAGTTAATACGTGAATATTTCCTGCTATATATCCTTGATCAGTATACGTAGGGGCAATTGAGGAAGCAAGGGTATTTAATTGCTCATACATAATATTTAAATTAGCTTTACTATCCGCAATAATAGTAAAACCTAAAGAAATAGTTCTATCAAAAGTATTATATTTCCAAAATTTTTCAGCACGACCCATATAAGATTGCCCTTTCCATTCTGATGAATATGAATCTGAGAATGAATCAATATATGCTCTAAAATTTAGGGTGTTGGCTATTTCAGCTGTTGTTGGATTGATGATTCCTATACTAAATGGGATTAAATCAGTTCCGCTATCTATAGGGTTTGATTTTCTTTTATCTATACTACTGTAATAAATCTTATCGAGTATTGCACCATCTTTATAATTGGGGACATCTTTTGGATCTTTTGTTATAGCATCATATCCCCCATAAACATATCCATCTCTAGTTGATTGAACATAATCATTAAATCCTCTAACTCCTCTAGATGTTAATCTAAAATCAGGAGCTATACCTCGAGGATATTGGTTAATTACAAATGTAAGATTACCACTATCATAATAATAACCTGCGTTTTTATCTAAATTAGCTAGATATCCTTTATTATGGTCTTTAGGTTTATCATAATGGTCCTTGGATGATTGATTCAAATTATCATTCCATAATGTTTTTTCTGAAGAGTATTGGCCTAAAATTTTACCCTCAGGATCAACTGCTAAATATGATCCTGATGTTAGGATGTATTGTGGGTCTGCAATTAATTGTCTTCCACTTCCAGAAACTCCGGAGGTTGTTCCAGTACCTGAAGATTTTAATATTTTATTAATGGGGGAAACGTAGATAGTATTATCTTGGTTTCTTGTTTTAAGATTAGATGGGTTTGTATATAGATTATTTGAAACTGGGTTGGTTGTAATTCCTAGTCTATCTAATGGGGTATTATTATTGGTTTCTAGGTAATTATCTGCTCCAAATAAATCATAATCTGTGGTAGATGTAACTAATGACGCATATCTAAGGGAAACACTACTATTTTCATCTCCAAATATATTTGTAGTACTGTAATATACTGTTGGGCGAGATGGGTCATCAAACGGTATGTTGTTTGTTCGAATAGGAGTAAGACCGTCGCCTAAAGTAGCAAATTTTATGTCTGTATTTCCAACTCCTAAAGTTGAATCAGGACCACCACTATATGAATATAAAATAGGGGAATTTGAATTAAATGGATTTGTTGGGTTTAAACCATTTAAGTTCCAAAGATTTAATAACCTATTTGCATATGTTTTAGGTGCATTTTCAGCATCTTGAACTTGTTGAAATAATTCAGCTTGTTTATCTAATGCTTTAGATGCAGCATTATCTTTTTTATTTAATTTTTTTATAGCTTGTTTATCTCTATAGGCATCCCATTTTTGTAAAAACTGGTTTAGTTTACTTTGAGCAAATGAATTTTTGTTAAATTCAGCTAAAGATCCGTTTGGGGTGGTTGGTATCGAAGCATTTACAGCAAGTTCATTTTTTGTTTTAATATCTTGCTCATTTGCTTGAGCTAATTTTCTTCCAGCTTTGTTGGATGCATTTTGAGATTTTCTCCATAACGCAAGGGGAACTTTTGGATCTTCAGCATTTTTTTCAATTTGATTATTTGCAAATGCTATATCTCCGTATTTTCTAATTGAAAATGTTGGAAATAAACCTGTTGGGTCAAGTCCTTGTTTATTTAAATGGCCCCCAAATGCTACTACTCCAGCTTCAGCTATTGTAGATAATGGTGTATAAACACCTGCATTGAAAAACCCATTGCTTTGATTTTGGGAAATTGCACCTGTTTTTGGATTTATATCTTTTGCAAACCCCCCATAAGCAGGGCCAAAAGATGCTTCTGTTTTTGGAGCAACTCTTGAAAGAATATTTTGTTTTGCTGTAAATAAAAGTCCACTTGGGTTTCTAAAATCAAAGAAATATTTTGTTAAACGAGCTACATCCTCTGCTGCATTTAATGGGGCTGAAATTCCTCCACGTAAAAGAAAATCACTGTTTAAAGTTGGAGTATCTGGTCTGTCTATTGGGTTTTTAATATACGGTTGGTTACTACTTCCCCCTCCTGGTCTATCATTACCAAATTTAAGAGACTTCAGTGCAGTATCACCGTTTTGTAATTTAATTAAAAGACCCATCTAGTTTTTATTAACCTGGTAAGTTATCTGAATAACGTGGTGGGGTTACTCCGTTTGTATCCAATTGGGAAGGTGTTGGGTAACCTGGAAGGTTTGGGTTTCCATTGATTGAATATGAGTAATGGAGTTTTGATGTTGATACATCTGTATTAGATACAGGTGGAGTTTGACCATCAAATTGGCTTAAATTTGAGCCTTCTGTTGTTAGTTTAGTTAATAGTCCCATGATTTATTTTATTATAAATATTACTAATTATTGAACTTGACGAGCTCCTAATTTTAGAGCTGAAGCTACTTTTTGTCCATCTATATTAATGTCTTGACCTTGGGAGATTACATTAATGAGTTGTTGTAAAAGTTGATTTGTTTTTTTAGTTTCCTCACTATTACTTGAAGTAATTGGATTACCTGCTCCTTCTTTCCCTCCACCTAAAATTTGATTTGTTGTTTGAACACCAGTATTTAACGTGTCTAGTTTAGCATAAAATTCATCTAGTGGAACAACCGCTTCAGAACCAGCTTCACCGATTAAAGCGTTAGTTGGACCGTTAACTATTCCACCATCAGCAAACGCTACCATCCCAGCTAAATCTATTGGTGCTATTGGTTTAATATCTACACCAGGGATATAGTTTAACATATCTATGGAACTATTTACCATTGATATAGCTCCATTTAACATAGCTTGGAATGGAGTTAATATCATTCTAAGTATTCCATTTCCTATTTTTTTAAACCCTTCTGCAAAATCACCACTAAATAAATCCTTAATACCATTAAATATAGATTTTAAACCGCTTAATGGTTCCATTATATATGTTTTAATTACTTCACCTAAAGCTTTAAAATTATTTATTATTGGGCGTAATACAACATTTACAAGAGGTGTAAGGGCTTCTACAATTTGCATTATAGGATCTAAAATAGCTAAAATTGGTTCGGCTATTCGAACAAATACTTCTTTTAATTTTTCTACTGATTGGTTAAAACGATCTTGTAGGGATTGTTGTTTAACCATATTATCTAATTGACCTTCTTTAAGCATTTGGGCTGCTTTTTCGGCACCGTATTTTTGTTTGGCTGCTTCGTATGCTTCTCTTTCTTGTGCGTTAAGATCTTTTCCTACGGCTTTTAATGCTTCCTGCTCAAATAACATTCCAGCTAATTCTTCACGACTCATTCCAGCAGCTTTAGCCATTGCTTCTTGCTGGATTCTATTCATTTTGCTAAAATCTGCTGCGGAACCAACTTGTTTATTGATTTCTTCTGCTACGGTTTTTAAATCGTTATTTAATGCTGCTTGTCGTGCTTTTTCTAGGTTAATGCTTTTACCTGTTAGTAGTTCAGCACTTAATTCACTTTCAATAGATTGTTCAAAGTTTAATAAACCGTCTGCTATATTCTCAACTTTAGACATTTCTAAACCTACAGCTTTAGCAGCAACCATCATTTGAGCCATTCCTTTAGCTCCACCGGCAGTTGATAATTGAGTAGCTTTTGAAAGTTTACTCATATCAGCCATTAATGTTTTAGTATTAAGAGCAACACCTTTTTGATATGTTGCAATTTTAGCGGCAGCTTGGAATTCTTCAACATTGCCTTCTAATGTACCCCCCATAACCATGGTCATCTTTTGCATTCCCATGATTTCTTCGTTGGTCATTCCGGCTTGTTCTCTTAATTTAGTGAATACTTTTAAGTTTTCTTCACTAATCATTCCTGAAGTTCCAAGTTCTTGATTAACTGCTTGTAAGGTTTCTCCTAATTTTTTAGAGGTAAGAGCAGAATCCATGGACATATCAGCCATGGTACCTAATTGTTCATTGACTTTTAATGCCTGATCATAGGTGATGTTCATGTTTTTAGCCATGTCACCTGTTCCAGAATCAAGCATTTGCATTGCTTCAACAATTTGTTCAATAACTATTTTAATTATTGCTACAGGACCTAAAGCAGCTGTAAGATTTTTTCCAAAAACTTTAGCTCCTTCACCCAATATCTTCATTTGACCAGACATGCCTGAAATAGATGGATCGGCTGCTACCTCTCTCATTCTTTCTTGGGCTTCATCTAAGCCTAGCTTATTAGCCATTCCGGGGAATGCTTTACCTAACCCCCCAAATACTCCTTCTAATACACCTGTTTTTTTATCTATCTGGTCTTCAACATCTGCAAAATTTCTTGCATTTACTATTAAATCTTCAAATGCTGTATTTTGTCCTTCTATTGTGCCCTCTATTTCATTTTGGGCTGCTTTAATTTTTTTTAATTGAGTGAGCTGGCTTGAGTTTTGATTTCCTTTTTTTCTTTCAGCTATAATAGCTTGTTTATCTTGCTCTAAAGTATCATAGGCAATTTGAAGTCTTTTTTTCTCAGCTAAAGCTTGTTTTTCAATAGACTCTAATTGTTTTTTAGATAATCTATTTATCCCACTATGGTGATTTGATAAATCTGCTGCTAAATTAGTTAATTTATTGAATGATGAGGTGGTATCTCTTATTCCTTTATTTCCTTTTTGGATTTGTCTAACAACATCTTGAAAAGAAGATGCCATTGATTCTACACTATCTGTAGAGTCTTTTAATTCATCTTCCCATTTTCCTAAAAGTTCGGAAACTAAAGCAGCATCTTTTTTAAGAGCATCTAAATTAAATGAACTTAAATTTTTATTTAAAAGAGTTGCTAATTTTTGTAACCTTTCAAATTCTTTTGCTACGTCTTTAGGGTCTTTTTCAGCCATTCAATTATTTTATTATAAATATTTGACCTATGAATTTTATTTATATTTTACTGGTCTTTTAGAAGTTTGAGAGGATTTTAAAAATTCAGGGGCTTTAATTTTTCCGGTTTCATCAATTACTGTTTTAGTTCCTGATGGAGTTGAATTGTTGGTAGAAGTTTTGTTTATTTCATCAAAATGTTTTTGGATTTGATTAAAGGTAAATTTACGGAGCCAGATTGGCATATTGTAAACAGTATACCAATCATATCCTCCATTACCGTGAAAAACAATCTGATGAATGTTAGTAAATAGTGATTCTCTAACCTTTGGTGCTATATCATAGCTCAGGCCAAAAAAAGCTAATCCCAAGTGGAATATTGACTCTGTCACTACTCCCGTCGGGAAAAAAAGTTAGATCAACATCTGGTTGAATCTCTTTAACATATTCTCTTAATGCCCTGGAGTCTCGGGCTAAGAGGGCTTTATCTACAAATTCTCGAACATCTTTTTTCTCTCTCATCCCATTTACAGATGTTATAATATATTTTAAACGTGTTGAGAGTTCTGGGGATGAATCTTTATTTATTTTTTTAAGTCCTTCTAATTCACGTTGGATTTCTTGTTCATCTTTATGAGTTAATAATTTAAATGTAAGTTCATTTCCTGAATGAGGGCATTTAAATGGAAATTCATTTCCTGATACTGTACGGATTTCGTCTCTAAGTGGTTTATTTTCAATTTGGGATAAATCAATTGTATATGATTCTCCACCATATTCAAATGAATATTCTGAGCCATATCCTAAGATACGAGCTGCAACCATTATCGCATTTTTATCACCAGCTAGCAAATCATTATATTCAATTGGGGATACAATTAAAGATTTCATTACTCTATCTAAAACTGTACCGTTTCTAATATATGATTGGTTTGTAAGGATATCTTCTTCCTTAGCTGTCATATATTTCATTTGAATTTTACCTTTAGCTAATTCAGATCCTTCGGGGTAAAGTAAACCTTTAGATGGTAATTCGATTTCCTCGGTGGGTAAATTAAATTTTGATTCTTCCATAATTTTTATTTATTATAACTTTATTTGTCTTATATACATATATTAAAGAGCAGAAATATTATCATCTGCTACATTAAAAGATACTACTCCTGGTACTTTTCTGATCTGGGCGGCTATTTCTTGCATTTTATTTTTATCAAATCCACCTTTTGTAATCCAAGGATAACCATCTACTTTTACTGTGATTATCGCTTGAAATCTTGTTGTATTTTGTTCACTATATTCAAGCGGTTCTTTTGAAGATAAAACAGCAATTCCAGTAATAGCTCTAATATCTGAATATATTTCTTTTTGGGGTCTAGTCTCAATATTAGTTATAAGAGTACCAATCATTTTATATTTATCTTGGTATTCCTCATTTAATTTTTTATTGAGTTCTTCTTTAACTAACGCTCTTAGGTTATTTAATTTCATGTCTGTTAATATAATTATAAATATTTAATATTCCAAGGAAAAATAAAAGCCCCAACAAAAGTTGGAGCTTATATATTTGCCGGATTGTGTCTTTTTATTAGAAGTTCAAAATACAGTAGTCTGGTTGGACTTCAATTGAGATATTTACTGCGTTACCGTCATCATCCCAGTTATAATCTCCAAAGTTAACACTTGTAATAACAGCTCCTTTAATTACCCATTCGTTAACAATATCACCTACTGGTCCTAAACCGTTAAATGTAATATCTTTTTTATAGAAATCAGAGTAACCATCTCTACCTGTTACTGACTCGTGTCCTAAACGAACCCATTCCATTACAGTTTGTGAACCTGCAGGGGTAATTGCTTCAAATAATGTAAAAGTAACTGTATTCCAAATAGTTTTTCCTTTTACATAACGTTGAACGTTAATGTGGTTAAGAGCAACTGCCGTTTGAGATAATGAAATTGCAGACATTCCTTTTACCAAATACGATGGAATACCATCCATATAAAGGATAAAACGGTTTGTTAGTCTAGGTTCAAACGCCGTATAGAAAATTTCGTTAGGATTTAAAATTGCCATTTTGTTTTATTTTTGTTTCGTTTTATTATAAATATTATATTCTCAATTTTTTAAACTGGGAATTGAGCTCCTGTTGGTAATAAGATAAAATCTAAAGATATAAATTCTGCTGTTTTAGTTGGTTGTACATAAATTTGTCCAATCAATTGATTTCTATCTATTACATCAGGTCCGTTATTTGAATCATCCATTACTACTTTAAAGGCATATAAACCTTGTTTTTGTTGGATAATTTGTAAGTATGGAGTTACTTTACCAACAAATGCATTTCTAGTAGCGTTAGTGTTTTGTTCAAATACTACTGTATCTGCGATTTGACGAATATAGTTTTTCAATTCGATCATCAAACGTCTAACATTTACTCTATCTAAAGCAGATGCTTCTTTTTGTAATGTTTTTTGTCCAAATACAACAACACCTTCTTTTGGTAATGATGCTAATGGGTTAACATTTGATGCATATAAATCATCTTTATTTGCTTGAGTCAATTTATATTGAGCGCGAATTACTGTAGATAAACCACCTCTGTTAATACCCGCTGGAGCAAACCAAGGAGCAGCTACTTTATCGTTAAATGCATAAACACCTGGGATAACTGTTGAAGCTGGGGCCCAAATTTGTCTTCCTGTAGCTGGGTCAGCTACTCTAACCCATGGATAGTAAGAAGCAGCATATGAAGTATCTCTTGTATTTGCTTCTGAGATTGCATCTGGAACACCCATTCCATAAGTTACTAAATCCATTACATATAAATTATCTCCTCTATCTTGAGTATTTTGGATAATTGTTGAAATTCTTGATGTATGGTCTGGTAAATCGTTTGTTAAACCAGGAGTAAACAATACATTAAATTGATAAGCATCTCTATTTTTCAATATAGTAATTGCATCATCGTAATCTGATGGGTTAACACCTTGTGTATTTGTAGATGTAATATTTTCGTATAATGCTGCTCCAGCAATTACATCTCCTGTAGCTCCACCAAATGTACCGTTTTGAGCAACTGGAATTGAACTTGTATATTGTGATTTTGGTTGTCCGTTTGCGTCTAAATAATTTGGTGTTGGATTATTAACAGCAGCAACACGTACATAACGTGATTTATTTGGATATTCACCAGTTACATCAATTTGTTCATTTGCTGGATCATATGCTAATTTTTGATCTCCAATTACTTTGGAAATGTAACGAGATGAATATGGATCCAAACTTACGTTATTCCATGTTTCAAGGATTAATTTTTGATTTGTTCTATCATCTCCTCTTCTTACCAATAATGTAAATGTACCTGAAGATGTGTTTGGGGTGATAATTTCAAATCTAACATTATCTTTAGTTCCTAAAAGTAAAGCTCCTCCACTTCCAGTAACATTATTGTTCATGATTACACCTTCGGAAATTGTTTCAAGTTCAAATATATTAGGACCTGCATATCCAGGGAGAACATATCCATTAACAACATATGCTTCATCATTTGCTACAACTGAGGATGTTGCTGATGTGTAAGAACCACTTACTACACGTGTTACAAGTAATGAAGCACCACCATAGTTAAAATAATTGTAAGCTGCTAATGAAGTAAAATAAGAACAAGCTAAACCACCACTTGTAAATGTATCACCAAAATAGTTTTGGTAATCAGAATATGAAGTGATTAATGTAGGAACATTTACAGGACCTTTAACTGTTGGGCCTATAATAGCTGCACCAGCTTGTACAGGTTGTCCTGTTAAAAACGTGTTGTCGATTTCACTTATTGTTACTCCAGGAGAAATTGAAAAATTTGCCATTTTTATTTTTTATTATAAATATTAATTTTCTTTTTAAAATACTAGGGGTTTGTACTTCCATTTAAATCCATATGCTGTTTTTGAATAACCTATCAAACAACAACTTATATTACTTCGTTTAAATTTTAAATTACTATTAGATGCTTCTTCTATACTTTTAAATTCTTGAATTAAATTATCATTTATATCTAATTGAAGAATAGGTTTATATTTTTTATCTGTAAAAGATTGGGGTTGTTTTTTTCCTAATTTCCCTTGTCTGATTTTTTCACAATGTTCTTTGGATAATTTTTTTCCTGATTTAATTTGGCTTATTTTTTCTCTAAATCCTTCAGGTTTTAAGTTTCCTTTATTAGCTTTACTAAGTTTTTCTTTTCGGGTTTGATTGTTTTTTAATATTGGGTTAGGTATACCTTTTTTTGAGGTTGATATTTTATTTATTATGTAATTGTATTTTTCTTTTCCTAGTTTTTCTAAATTCCACCCAGCACTATAATCTACTAAATTGTAAAATTCATCTGAATTTAAAGCATTAAATTTATGTATCCAATGTGTTTCTTTTAGAGTTAATTCTTCATCTGAGGAGCAATATTCAAGGGTTTCTTTTTGGAAGTTTTCTTTGCCGTATTTTTTAATATCTTCTAAAAGAAGAACCCCAGAACCTAGATATTTTGGGTTATTATTAGAATCTTTCCCAATATATTTTTTTCCGTTTATTAAATTGGTTGTCAAATAAATTACCATTTTATTATAAATATTGCAAAATAGTAAAATTTTAATATTTTACTTAAGAAAATTGGGCACCTGTAGGTAAGATATTAAAGTCTAATATAATAAATTCTACTGTTTTGGTAGGTTGTAAATATATTTGACCTATTAATTGGTTGTTATCTATTGTAGTAGGTGTATTATTTGATTCATCCATTACCACTTTAAATGCTATTAAACCTTGTCTTTGTTGTACAGATGCTAAATATGGATTTACTTGAGCTAAGAAATTGTTTCTAGTTGTTACTGTGTTTTGTTCAAACACTAAAGTATCTGCTACTTGTGAAATATAATTTTTTAATTCAATAAGTAATCTTCTTACGTTTACACGATCAAGTGCACTTCTTTTTTTCTGTAATGTTTTTTGTCCAAATACTGTTACACCTGTGTTAGGGAATGTAGCGATTGAGTTAACATTACTTTCGTATAAAGTATCTCTGTTTCCTTGAGTCAATGAACGTTCTGCTCTAATAACGGTAGTCATTCTTCCGCGGTTAACTCCAGCAGGAGCAAACCAAGGTTCTGCTATATTATCGTTAAATGCATATACACCAGGAATCATTGTTGAAGCAGGTACCCAAACTTGTCTTCCTGAATCTGGATCAATTGTTTGAACCCAAGGCCAATATGCAGCGGCATATGAAGTATCATATGTTAAAGCATTTGTTGTTACAGGTAATATATTTTCGTTATATCTTGCTAAATCTAGCAATGTCATTGAATCTCCTCTACTTTGTACAACATTTAATAATTGTGTTATAACAGGAATATGAGATGCACAATTTGTTCCATCTGCAATTAAACCAGGTGCTGTAATCAAATTATATTTGTAAGCATCTTTATTTGCAAGTAATGAAATTGATTCTGTATAATTGTTTGCTGTTAAACCTTGAATATTTGTATCGGAAATATTTTCATAATACGCGCCTGCTACTCCTGTTGGAATATTTTTTCCGCTCGCTCCTCCAAATACTCCAGCAGATGATGTTGGTAATGATCCTGTATATTCTGATTTTGGATTTCCAGTATTGTCAAAATAATTTGGAGTTGTTAAATTTACTTGTTTAACACGTACATATCTAGATTGGTTTCTATATTCTCCATTTAATTGGATATAATATTCTCCATTATCATTGGCAACAGCTTCATATTGATTTCCTATTACTTTTTCAATATAATTTGGAGCAAATGGGTCAAGTGAAAGATTTGACCATGTTTCTAAAATTGAAGGTGAATTTGTTGAATCGTTACCTTGACGAATAAGTAAAGTAAATGTACCATTGTTTACATTTGGAGAAACAACTTGCCATCTAAAATTATCTGCTGTTCCACGCTCTAAGGTTCCATTTGAATATAGAGAACCTGAACTGTTCATCATTTCACCTTCAGATAAGGTTTCTAATACGAATACTTCAGAGTTAGTTCCTCCAGTAAAATATGTTGTAGTACTTCCAGAAACAACATATTGTGAATTTCCAATTAAACCATTTGAACCAATATATGTGAATATTAAATTTGGTGATGAAATACTAGACGAAATATTTAATGTACTAGAACTTGAAATATTAAATATATTAGATGCAGTAGCTAAATAATTTGCAATAGTATTAGATGCAAATGAAGATGTGTTAATATATATTGTAGTTGATGTATTTGTAACATTTGATCCTGTAAAATAATATGTAATTCCACTTACCTCAAATGAACTTGATCCAACAGACATACTTTCTGAAATGTATGTTAAATTAAGTGTAGCTGAAGCTGATGTAGCTGATACTGATGAAGGTATAGTTGATGAAGTTGCTGGGGTCCAATCTGTAATTGTGCTTCCACTTACTACTCTTGTTACAAGTAATGTATTACCTCCATTATTAAAATAATTGTAAGCTGAAATTGATGTTAAATATGAATAAGTTTGGCTACCGCTTAAAAATGTAGAACCAAATTTATTTAAATAATCACTATATGTTGTACATAATACAGGGATTCCTACTTTACCTTTAACTGTGGGGCCAATAATAGCGGCACCTGCCTGTATAGGTCCTTCTGTAATAAATGATTGATCGTTTTCTATAGCTAGCACGCCAGGTGAGACAATTGTTTCAGCCATTATTTATTTTTTTAGTTTATTTTATAATTCCATAGATATCCATATGCTGTTTTTTGCTTTCCTCGGCAACATGCGGCTATGTTATCTCCTATTTTATTGTTTAAAAATTTCTCAGCTTCATTAGCACTTCTCCAAATTTTAATTAATTTATTATCTAATGAATATTGACATACTGTGTTTCCTTTTTTAGAGGTTAAATGAGAAGAAAAATTAATTTCTGGGGTGTATTTCCAGATAGAGTTTCCAGCAATTTTAGTTTTTCCTTTTAAACAACCATCTATGTCTACTCCTGTTAATGTTTTAGCTTCTTTTATACTATCCCATATTTTAATTAAATTTCCATCTAAATTATATTGGTATATTTTTTTTTGTAATTTGGTAACTACTTTTTGAATAGATTCTTGGGATTTTTTTGATGGACCTCCACCCCCATTATTTTTATTTTTTATCTTAAAACCCCATTGTCTAAATTGCTCTATCCAATATGATTCAAGAGGTTTCCAATCTTTTGAATTAATTGAAAAAATCTCATCTATTACATAATATTTAATATCTTGGCCATATTTTAATATATGATCATATTTTCTTGATTGTGGATTAACTGTTTTACCAATATAAACCTCACCAGAAGATAATTCTATTAAATAAATATAAGTAATTTTCATCTATTATAAATATGATGAAGTTTGTTTTAAATTAATCTATTTTAACTATTTCACCGGTTTCCGGGTTTACAGATGCTTTTCCATATTTTTCAAATACGGATTGGGTAAATTCTGATTCTTGATTTGAAAGATTAGATAAATATGATTTTGCGTTATTATAACGGTTTTCAATTTGGATTTTGATCATTTCAATTTCACCTAACTCTAATATTAAATTTTGGGTTTGAGTTTGGATTGTTTTTAATGTTTGTAACTCTTCTTCGGTTAAAAACTGTTTTTCTGAAACTATTGACATATTATTTTATTTGTTGATAAATATATTATACTTCAAATTGGGTTAACCAAATATTAACCATACCTGGGATATCATTATCATTCCATGTAATATTATAAGGCATATCTTCAGCGCGAACTCCAAAGGATGCTGTGTCTGTAGTTAACAATACATCAACTGCTAATAGTTGGTCTATTGCCTTGTCACTAATTGTGTTAAGGTCTATTGTAATTGTAGGATTCTCAATCGCTACGTTAAACTGTGGAAATTTATAGGTTGCCATATTATGATAATGTTGTGCCTGTTACTGTGAATACTCTGCAAGGGATGTATCTCATAGATCCACTTGTTGTTTTTGTTATTTGTGATATAGTAGCTGCAGTTCCAGATGTTTGATTAGTTATTACATATGCCCTTGTCGCTGCATTGTAAAATGTTGTTCCAGTCCAATAATTAAAAACAGTAATACCTAAATTTAAAGGTGAGTAATTAAATACTTGTCCAACCCAATTAGCTAAACTAAATAACTCCTGTATGTTTGGCAACCTCCATCCAGTTGTAAAAGTCCCAATGCTTACTGCTAATGCTCCGTCTATTGCATTATTCCATGTTATATCTGCTCCATTATTTGTACGCCGCCAACCTAATACTGTTGCTCCATCATAAGTTGACCAATCAATTACTATATTATTGGTATATGTTTGAGTACCTAATTCATTTGTAAATCTATTAGTATTACCAAAAGGATTATTTTCAGCAAGTGTTGTAAAATTAGTTAACCTACCAGCTTCAAAATCGCCATCGTCTCCAGTACGATATGAAGTGGTTTGTCCCGTCTTCATTAATTTAGCTGTGGTTTGATTTTTTACATTTATATAAATATCATTCATATTCTTACACTATTTAAAATAACTAAACTTATTGTGGGGGGTGTAATAATTAAACTATCAAATTTATTAACAGTATTCCCATAAACATATGAACTAGTAACAGCAGATCCAGATGCTTGATATTTTATAGTAATTGAACCTGAGGGGTTTGATTCGGAACTTGATATATAAAATGAATATGGGGCATTAAATACATATGGGGTGTTAGTTTCAAAATTTAATCCAATAACAAATGGAGAATATATTGGGGAATTAGTATAAATAGAACCTGTTACGATTAAACTCCCAGATATAATAGCAGAACCAGTGTATGGAAATACCACTCCACCACCACCACCACCTTCAATATATGATGCTGTTAATGCATATGAAGCACTAGTGGCAAAAGAAGCACTTTCTCCTACAGTTACAATGTTTTCATTACTTCCTGATTGATGTAGGAATAATTTTCCATCATATACGTTAATAGCTAATTCACCTATTTCAAGTGAAGATGTTGTGGGGATACTTCCAGATGCTAAACTTCGTTTATGTAATATTTTATCTGCCATTTCTGTTTATAAATATGTTAATATGTTCCTCCATCAACTGATCCGGATGTATTTTTCCAAACATTTTGTGTTGCATCCCATCGAATTGAATCTCCATGTTCAACGTTTTCTAGTTTCATATCATGAATTTCACCTAATTCAAACCCCAATTCAATGTTTACACTAAGCATCCCAACATTACCTGAGTTAATTACTGTACCTAAATACACTTCTGGTAGAGGTGCTGTAGGTCGAGTTGTAGTAAATGAACCAGATGAATGTAAATAAATTTCTGCACCATTTGTAAATCCAGTTAAATCTACATTTCTAAGTATACCAGCTGTTACTATATACCCTTCTGTATTATTTGGGATTGAATGAGCGCATAAACCTAATGTTCCCTCTGAAGTTGCATATGTTGTGTAATCTGCAACAGCAACTGTAGGGAATGTACTAGATCCATTAAATCGTACAACTGTACCAGGTGTTAAGGTATTACCAGTAGTGTTTTTTATACGGTAAACCATTTGATTGCTAAACTCAATGAAAAATTCGGGGATATCGGTCCGAATCATCATGGTTTTAGTATCTTCAGTCCAGTGTATAGTTCTAGTAGACATGTTTTAATTTGTAATAAATATTAATAAAATCCACCATCAATATATGATGCTGTTTGAGAAAATGATGATGTTAAAGCATATGAAGCGCTTACTGCTTGTAAAACATATGATGCTGTTTGAGCTGTTTGAACATATGAAGCTGTTAAAGAATTTAAAGCCCAAGATGAAGTTCCATTTAAACTACCTGTTATACCATTGGTTACAATTAATGAACCTGTTATGGTGGAATTTTTTTGTGATATTAAGCCATTTTTGACTACAAATTCATTTGCCATGTTTTACTAGTTTTCCCTATCCAACTAAATATGATTATAAATATGTTTAAATATAAGTTATTAACATTTTTACAGTCCAACCAGATGACGCAGCTACAGCATTTATTTGAATTTGTCCTGTTACTATTAAAGATTGAAATGTTATATCTTCTGTATTTCCTATATCATTTGTTGAGTTATCATAATATTCTACTGAATTACCATTCCATACAGTTATAAATTCACCTGCTCTTGCGTTTGTTCCGTTATGTAAAGTATATTTTCCATGAGCAGAAGTATATGAACCCGTTGCTTGTTGGAATAAATTATTTGATCCTACAATTGTTGAATTAATTGTAGATGAATCAGTTAATGTTCCATTTAATGCTAGTGTTCCTCCATTTCCTATTGTAAAACTATTTGCAAAAGATGCTGTTTGAGCAGTAATAGTATTGCTAGCCCAACTAGCAGTACCATGTAAACTACCTGTAATAGCACTTGCATTTAAAGATCCAGTTACTGTTAATCCACTTCCACTAACTAGTAATGATCCTGAAATTACTGCATCACCAGTATATGGGAATCCAGCTCCACCGCCTCCAATTGCTGTGGATGCTGTTGTAAATAATTCTCCATTTGTTCCAAACATTACAACATTAGTTACAGCAGTAGATGATGTTACTAGAGTTGGGAAAAATACTGATCCCGATACTGTAAATGATCCTGTTATTATGGGTTGAAATATTCTCATCTTATCCTACTTGTGTTACTGTTATAATTACTGATGGGGTTGATGGGAGATTACCTGTTGCTGTAAATGCTGCGAGTTGCATGGTAGTATCGGAAGATTGCCAAACTATTTCATAGTAGTCATTAATATTAAAGGTATCTACATAATTCCAAGCAGCTATTATTTTACCATTTCCTCCTGCAGCTTTAGCTATATCTATATTACTATTTGATCTAGGTACATTAGTTCCATTTTTCTTAAACCAAATATATGCTGTTTCTGTACCATTACTGGTTTTTTCAAGTTGCGCTGAGAATTGTATATTGTATACTCCAGCATGGGCAAATGTAATTCTACTACCACTAACAAAACTAACTCCATTTGAATGTTCAGTTGTATCTAATTGCATTGAACGCGATACGTTAGCTACAGGATTTGTTTGGGATCCTGTACTACAAAAAACTCCATACCATCCAAATCCATCTAAAAATGATGATGTGTTAGCTGATGTTAATATTGGGAGCCCATTTATATAACCACTTCCTGTTATTTGGAGTGAGCCTGTTATTATTACATTTTGAGTAAGTGGGTTGACATATGATGCTGTTTGTGCATTTTTAACATAAGATGCTGTTGTAGCATATGAAGCGCTAATTGCATTTAAAACATAACTTGCTGTTTGAGCTGTTGTAACATACGATGCTGTTAAAGCATTTTCAGCCCAACTTGCGGTACCAAAAAATCTACTACTTGATGGGATTGTTATACCAGTTGTATCTATTGTAGTAACTAAACTTCTACTAATAGCGCCATTAGCGTAAGTATAAAAAGCTGCTCTACTACCATAACTAGATGTTGAGTAATTTTCTGTTGCTTGAAACTCTAAAGATGTTGGAACAGCATCTATTACGGGGAAGTAACTACTTGTCGCATAACCTAACCCAGCGAATCTAACTAATACATCTCCTGATAATGTTGGGGTTGGATTATCTGATGCTCCTCTAGCATGTCTACCTACAAAGATAGTACCTATATTTGATCCAAAACCATCAACGGTTACTCGTGCAGCTTGATTATCATTACTTGTAACATGAATCATACCCCCTGGGTTAATTACTGGTTGGTAGGTTCCATTATTACTTCCTATTATGCTTAACCCCCCAATATCGTTAGCAGGTATATTAGGTATTCTTATTACTGTTCTTGCTGTGGAAGATACTTCAAATGGAACAAACGATCCGGATTTTAATTGAAAACCTGCTCCTGCAAAAGTAACGTTTCCATTTGCGTTTGATATTACTGCTGGGATACCGCCGGGAATATCTGATTGTATGCTGATTGATCCGGATTGAACGTATATTGATCTCCATGGGTTGGTTAAAGATCCTAGATCAAACGAACTAGATATCTGTGGGATAACATCTCCAGCTATTTGTATACTACCTGTCAATGTAGTAGTACCTATTAAGGTATTATTTCCTGTTTGAGTAGTTGAACCAGTTATATTAAGGGAACCGGTCATTATAGTAGTCCCCTGTATTGTGCTAGACCCACTTATACTAATACTACCACTTAGTGTTGTATTACCAATTAATGTATTATTTCCTGTTTGAGTTGTAGATCCTGTTATATTTAGACTTCCTGTTAAAGTTGTAGATCCAATTAACGTATTAGAACCTGTTGTAAATAAACTACCTGTTATTGTTTGGTTACCTTTAAATATATTTGAACCTGTTGTGGCAAGTGAAGCACTTTTAGCTACAAATACAGGATCTGTTTCAGCAAAATATGATGCTGTATCTGCATATGTTGAAAATAAAGCATATGAAGAAGATAAAGATGTTCCTGTTGTCCCCCCAGTTGATCCAATAGCAAATCCACTTTCTTGTGTTGGAAAAGTTATTATAGCACTTGCCGTATCTACAAGTTGTATATTTTCTGGGATGATTTGATTGTAATTTGAATCAAATACAGTTATGATAGGTGTTCTAGTACTTAAATTGTGATTAAAAGTATATGATGTTGTATTTGTAAATGATCCTGTTACAAGTGAACCTGAAATAATTGTTACACCACCACCACCTGATGCTATCACTGTTACTGCTCCTTGACCACCTGCTGGGATTAATGTAATACCCGATCCTGCTATTAATTGAGTCACACCACCATTTCCTGCAGTTGCTGCATAATCAGCTGTTAATGCATTATCTGCATGTGATGCTGATGTTACGTTGTTAACTGTAACTGTACTTAAAGTACCACCTGCACTATTTAATAATCTTACTTGATTATTTGATGGTTGTGATAAACTAGCTCCTAATGTTGTTGAATAAGATGATGTTTGAGAAGTTGTAGCTGAAGTAGCATTACCTTGTAAAGATCCTGTAAATGAAAAAGCTTTAACACTTCCACTTACATCTAATGAACCTGACATCAAATGTTGGTTATTAGGATTTAATTCAAGTTTATTATGTATATCAACATCACTACCACCTGCAAATATTTGTACTGGAAAATTTGATATATTTCCTATATGTAAATGGTTACCGGTAGAGTATAAATAAGCATCATTAACTCCTCCAACAAATCCGGCATCATAGTTTTCACTATTGATACCCATATCAATATAATTGGTAGTTTCATTACCATTATTTGCTGTGGCAACTATATCGGATGATGCATCTGTACCTTGATTTGTATTTTGAATATTTAATTGTAAATAATTATCTAAATTACCTTTACCTGATATTACATTAATTGATGTTGGATGTGGTTGCCAAACATATAATGCTTCTGGGTTAGCAGTTGTATTGTTATCTTGGTTTATTATTATACTAGTTGATCCTGATTGGAATATTGAACTAGTTGCAAGGGTTGTATCTGTAATAAAATATGGTACGTGTGTTGCTTTACCACCTAGTATATTTGAGGCAGTTTGAGCAAACTCAACGTAAGAGGCTGTTTGAGCATTTTCAACATATGAAGCAGTTAACGCGTATGAAGAAGTTCCTTCTAATGAACCTGTAAATACACCATTTTCCCAATCTATTGAAACTGTAGTTCCGTCTGATTTAAGAAGTTGTCGATTATTCCAATCTATAGATAATGCTGCTGATGGGGAATATAAATATCTATTTTCTGCATCAATTGAGTTAGCACCAGTTGTATCCCATATATTAACACCTGTAGTAGTAGCTTCTAATAAAGAAGTATTTGCTGTTGGATTTTCTACTATGAATGAATCTGTTGTTAAATAAACTTGTGATCCAGTTACATTTAACGAACCCGTAATACTTAATGAACCTGTTATTTCAGCACTTCCGGTATATGGAAAGGGTGAAATATATCCTTCTAGATAAGATGCTGTTAATGCATATGAGGCGCTTGTAACAGTTCCATCTATATTTGAAGCACTTACATATGAAGCAGTTTGAGCAAATTCAACGTAAGAGGCCGTTTGAGCATTTTGAACATATGAAGCTGTTGAAGCGTATGAAGCAGTTCCTGCAAATTGACTGGTAGTTGAACCTGTATAATTGTTAAATGAAGATGTAAGGACTACTCCACTATTTATTATGGTTGCTACATCTTGATAATTAGCATATGTAGTTAAACCATTAGCAGTAGTTGTTAATATATAAGAACCAGTATCATATCCTATACTACTACTAAACCAATCAATTTGGTCTGGGTAAAATGTTCCTGATTGGTGTAGGGTACCTGAGATGGTTTGATCGCCATTAAATATATTTGAACCAGTAGTTGCAAATGAACCTGATTTTGCTGTAAATATTGGGTCTGTTTCTTGGTAATATGAGGCAGTTTGAGCATTCTCTACATATGAGGCAGTTTGAGCATTCTCTACATAAGATGCAGTTTGAGCAAGTTCAACGTAGCTAGCAGTTTGAGATAAAACTACATATGAAGCTGTTGAAGCGTATGAAGCGCTTTCAGCAATACTAGCTGTTTCAGCATATGATGATGACGTTTCATAATTTATCTCATATGAAGCACTTACAGCATATGAAGCACTTACAGCATATGAAGAAGTTCCTGCAAATTGGCTAGTGTTTGAACCTGTATAATAGTTAAATGAGGAGGTTGTTACTAGAGAACTTGTATCAAATGATTGGGTTGGTAAATTTGTCAGACCACTCCCATCTCCATAAAATGAGCCACTAAAGGAGCCTGATATACTATAGGATCCTGATCGTAACTGTTCTGGTTTGATTAGAGCCATCTTATCTTCCTTGCGCTACGTATGTTTTAGCGTAATTTTTGCTTGTTTTGTTTTTGCTTGTTTTGCTTTTTGCATGTACTCCAGGGCGTTTAACCTTTGGTTTTTTGTTAAATAATGAAGTTGACGATGTTTTAACTTTAGCTGCCATTTTATTATAAATATTAAATTAACTATTAAATTTTCCAATTGCTATAACTTCATCTCCAGCATCTAAACTATAGTTTAATTGAGATGGGTCTATTACTAGGGTTGAAACTCCTCCACTTTCTGTAAAAGAAACTATACTTGTATATTCTACCAAAGCTCCGTTTACAAAGAATGTAAAGTTTGTAACTGAGGTTGTTGGTAAATTTGGTGGGGCTACTGCCCATCCTGAAGGGAATGTAACTGTAGTTGAGTTGGTAACTGTTCCTGTTTTTTGGATGTTAATATTAAGATATAATATAACACTGTTGTTGATTCCACCTCCACTTGGGCCACCGCCTGTTGGGCCAGGGAATGAAGTTGGTGATTTTTTCTTACCTGTAGAAACAAATTCTGCTTTACTTCCCACAACTTCCATTCCAATAATAACTTGAGCTTTACTATTGTATTTTTTAATTGCTGTAATTTCTTTTTGAATATTATCTGGGATAATGTATCCTTTAATGGTTAAAGTAAAGGTTGATTTTGCAATTCTGTTTGAATTATCTGAAATTTCAATTGGAGTGTCAAATGAACTGATTGTAGCATAAAATTTAAATCGATCTTTTTCTCCCCAATATGTGTCAGAAGCATAGTTTATGGCTTCAACTATTTTGTTTAGTTGAGATACGTAATACGTTTGAACAGCGCATGTATATGTTATTGTGACATAGTCCGGGATAACGTTTACCACGAATTGTTCTACGGGTATACGATTGTTTAACGCGTCAAAATTTGAATATGCATTTTTATTGTTGTATAATTTTCTCCAAGCAGCATATAGATGTGGAGAATTTGCATCCATTTTATTCCCTAGAGAACGATTTTTGTCTATATTGTCTCTTTTAAACATGATAAGCGGAGCCATAATTGCGCCGTTCTTATCTTTGTAATATCCATCTTTTTGAGTTGATTTCCATCTTTCAGGTGAACCATATATTACAGGTACTGCTATTCTTACACCATTTTGTACAACAGATGGTTTAATTACCTGGGTGAAATAGTAGTGGATTGCCTCGTCTATATCTTCAAATCCAATTGTAAATGGTTTTGTATCATCTCCTTTAAATGAGAGTTGTTCAGAACGATTTTTTCCAACTCCATTTTGTTCATTTGATGTAAACTGGTCAAAGTTAGATGGTATGTTTGGGTTTCCTATTGTTTCGCCATTTTCAGGGTTAACATATGGATTTACCAAATCATTTGAGATCTGTTGTTGTGATTTCGGATTGGGTTTTCTAGCTTTAGGCATACCTTTATAAATATGAGTCGATGATAAATATTTATAAATATGAATAAACGACTAGAG